ATGTCTAAAGGATTACTATTGCAACATTTATTGGAAGAATACTTGCTTGAAATACAACTAAAAAATTATTCAATAAGGACTCTAAAATCAGTTAAAAATAATAATGGTTTGTTCCTAAGATATTTAGAAAGTGAATTTAAAATTGAAACATTAGATAAATTATCTCATGTGCACATTAAGGCATATATTAAATACAAACAATCTTTAGGCTTAAAAGCAACTTATATCAATTCTATCTTAAGAAACCTTAGCATGTTCTTTTGTTATTTAAAGGAAGAAGGTTACATTAGAGAAAATTTTGCTAAAATGGTTAGATGGCAAAAGCAAGATAAAGTAATAATTAAATCATTTACTGATAAAGAAGTATCTAAGATGATCAATGCTTTTTCGTATAACACATACTTGGAAGCGAGGAATAAATGTATTGTTGCTATGCTTTGTGATACTGGAATAAGAAACTCAGAACTATGCAATATCAAATGCGTAGATATAAAGAAGAATGCTATTCTAATCTATGGCAAAGGATATAAAGAACGTTTTGTACCAATATCACCAATGTTAGCTAAAATAATGTTAAAGTATGAGCAGAAGAGAAAACTGTATACTAAAGAACGATATCAGGATGAATACTATTTTTTTTCTCAAAAAGGAAAACAGCTTACAATTGAAACTGTTGAAAATGTGGTCAAGAAATCTGGAACGCTTGCTAATGTCAGAAAAGATATCAGATGCTCACCGCATACTTGCAGGCATTATTATGCTCAAGCTCAACTACGAAATGGCTTAGATGTATACTCAGTAAGTAGATTGTTAGGTCATGAAGATATATCTATTACCAAAAGGTATCTACAATCTATTCAAGATGAAGATGTATTAAAAATGGCGGTAAAAACCAGTCCATTAATGAATATTAAATAATATAGCAGGTCTAGTCGTATTACTAGATCTATTTTTTTTGCCATTTTTCTACCTTAATACTTTATACATAAACACTTCATAAAGGCATTAAAAACACATTAAAAAGACATCATTTTGACATTAAAAAATCATTGAAAAGGCATTAATTCTAAGTCAAATTTAAGTTCTATCATATGTCTTGTAGCGAAAGCACAGCAAATAAAATAAAAGGAGATATGAAAAATGTTATGGAATTTAAAAGCTGAAATGGCAAGAAGAGGCGTTATGTGCATTGACTTAGCAAATCTATTAGGTGTAAGACCTGCAACCATATCATTAAAGATTAGTTGTAAGAGTCAATTTACATTTGAGGAAGCACAACGTATTCAAAAAAGTTATTTTCCTGACTTAGAGCTTCAATACTTATTTAAGGAAGGGAGATAAGAGAGATGAGCTACATTTTTAAAATACTATCAGAACATGCAGAGCTAACAGCCGAAAAGACTTTGTTAAATTGGCAAATAGAACAGTATGAAAGCCTATCCAAGAAAACTATTTGAGGAGCGCATAGTAAAAGTAATAGATAATGCGTATGGTGCGAGCTAATGCAAAAACTTACAGGATTAATTAAAGAAGTTGCAGCAACGTTAGGCAATCAATATACCCTAATACTTATTGATGATTCGTGGTGCATATATCGTGACTTGGGCAATGGATATGATATAGAAATAAATATGAGTAAAACAAGAAAATATCCATTAAATGTGACAGTTTATGTGTGGCAAATTAGAGATAAGCTTAGGGTGATTGAGAAGATAGATGAGATTAGGGAAATAGAAGATTTAAAATATGTATTGGCAGGTATAGTTACTAAGACAAACAAACTGGCAACTAATAGGAATAAGGTGTACAAGCCAATCTTGCAAACATTTTAACATCATGGAGGGACAGCGAATGAAAGATAATAATTACAGCATAGTAGAAGGCATTTTATATAATTATCCGAAGCTAAAGGTAGAGATAGATAATCTAAAGCTGGATCTAGAAGAAGCAAGGGAGATTGTAGGCATTAAAGGTGCTAGTGATAACGAGAAAGCAGGAAGCCCAACCCATGCATTTAGTAGTGTGATAGAAAATGAAATACTGGATAGAGAGAAGAACCTAGAGAAAAGAGTATAGGCTATTGAAAGTAACATTTTAAAGAAGGAAAGGCAGATTAAGAAAGTAGAAAATGTATTAAATACATTAACAGAGCAAGAGATGTTGCTAATTGAACTAGAAAACTGACTTATAAAGTAGACAAGTGGAATGATAATATATAAGAGTAGTCGGGGAAGCCACTACAACGATAACATCGCTAAAATCAGTTGAATAACGCTCCCTAATAGAGGCTCTTAACTATAAAAGGTTAAGGGTCTTTGTTGTTGAAAAAACATAATAATCAGAATATAATAAAATCAAAAAGAGGATTATATGGATAAGATTATTAATGTATTAATTGTTATTAGTTTATGTGTAGAAGTGTTTATTTATATAGATATGTTTGCTAAAGCGATATATTTAAAGTTTATCAAAAAATATAAATATCTTTCAGTAACAAATGTATTAGATAAGATATGCATTTTTATATATTTAGTTGCTTTAATTGGAAATCTTATAGTGGCCATTGATGGAAATATGAATAGTTTTCCAATGGTACTGATGATGGGATTTTTATGCTATACATCTTTAGGCAGAATACTATGTTTTGAAAATGATGAAAGAGTATTTATTCAAAGTAGAATGTTACTTAAATCAAAAACCTATATTGCTAATAAAGAATATAGAAGCAAGAGCAATGTAGTATTAATAAGAAGTGAAAAGGTCAGCATAAGTATCTTGGTATCAAATAAGGGAAAAGAAGAGTTATATAATAGATTTGGAGATAATGTAATATAGAATGAAGAAAATATGCAGTAAATGTGGTAAGACAGTCGAATATAACAAAGCTTGTACTTGTAGAGCTAATATTACATATAACAGAAATATTATACCTGAGAAACGTAAATTTTACTTATCATATGCTTGGCAGAAATTAAGGAATAGAAAAGTCGAAGAACATCCTTATTGTGAGAGGTGTTGGAGTAAGTGGAAGATCATTATTACTGAGAATTTGCAAGGTCATCATATAAAGTCATTTAAGGATTATCCTGAGTTAAGATTGGATGAGGATAATGTGGCTGTACTTTGTAGAGTGTGTAACTTACAGATTGGTGATAGTAGGGTGGTGGATTGGTAAATTAGAATTTATGGAGGATGAAATAATATGTATAATGTATTATTAACTTGTAGGACAGAAGAACTTTTAATAAGCACAGAGCAAATATTCGACTCAATAAAGACAGAAGCGGAAGCTGAAACAGTTATTCGTATTTTATGGGAGCGTGTTCCTGAATTGACAGAGCAACAAGAAAAAGAGCTTCATAAATTGGGTAGAAAAATTCGTAAAAGATTCAATATGAAACCAATAAAAATTTAATGAATCTGAGCTGAGAGACAACTTCCAGTTTATCTATTAGTTGAAACTTATCTAGTTAGATAATGTAGCTGTGCTTTGTAGGGTGTGCAACTTGCAGGTGGGAGATAAGAGCATAAAGGACTGGTAAATTAGAATTTAATGAGGTGATAATAACATGGAAAAAAAGCAACTTACCATTGAACAAAAACGATTAGAAGCAGATATTTGGATTATTTCAATCATTACTTTAGGTGTTTTTCTTTTCTATGCGACAAAGGGAAATCAATTAATGAGTTTTGTTAGGGACAGTCATATTTCAGTCATTCCACGACTGTTACTTATTGCTAGCATCCAATTTGGAATTGCTGGATTAGGAATTACTATTGTTTGCATTTTAAGAAAAGAGAAATTTATACAGTTTGGATTGATGAAAAAAAACTTAGGCAAATCGATTGTTGGTACTGTTATTAGTTTTCTTCCCCATATCTGCTATATTTTTGCTTCAGGAAAATTCAATAATTATCAGCCTTTTAGCATTATGATTACTGATGATGTGATAGCAAGTGGTATTCCTTTTTCAATATTAGGAATGGCTCTTATTGTTGTTGTGTGGGGATTTTTTGAAGGCTTTAACTATGTTGTAATTTGCGAGAAAATCAACAGAAGGTATCCTACAAAAAAACAATGGTTGGATTATGGCGCTATAACCTGTGCGATTGTCTGTATAGTGTTCCATCCATTTAGCACTTCATTTTGGGGAATTCTTGAAATCATTACAACTTTCATTGCGATTTATGGAATGTTGATAATAAGAAAGAAAACAGGAAATGCATGGGGATGTGTATTTGCTTTTTGCTTTATTTGGAACGCTTTATAAATTCTAATTTATCTATGTAGAGAGCTTTATAAATTCCAATTTATCTATTTTTAATCAACGGAAAGATTAATAATTAGATAATGTGGCTGTGCTTTGTAGGGTGTGTAATTTGCAGATAGGCAATAGTAGTGTGGTGGATTGGTAAATTAGAAATTGTGGAGGAAAATAAATGTATATTAGAAAAGATGATTTTGAAATTAGTATTTATCATAAAGAGGTTCCTGAATTTTTAATCCCTTTTTTAAATACCATTCAAATGCAGAGATTAAAACACATAGGAATGAATTGTGGATGTGAATATACAGACTTTCCACTTTTTAGAAATTTACAGAAGTATTCTAGATTTCAGCATAGTTTAGGTACTGCTTTAATTGTTTGGCATTTTACTTCAGATACTATCCAAACACTAGCGGCATTATTTCATGATATTGCTACACCAACGTTTGCTCATACTATCGATTTTCTACATAATGACTATATGCTGCAGGAGTTCACAGAGAATGCTACAGAAAAGATTATTAGTGATAGTTTTGAGATTAGTCAGCTGTTAAATACTATGAACATTTCTATAGATGCAGTAAAGGATTATCATATGTATCCTATTGCTGATAACAATTCTCCAAGGATTTCTGCAGACAGGTTGGAATACACAATGGGAAATTTGTGGAGATATGGGTTTAGTGATTATAATACTATTAAGCAATATTATGATAATCTTATAGTTGGTGAGGCGGAAGATGGGCAACCAGAATTGTGCTTTCAAGATAGAACGATTGCTCAACAATTTGCAAAAGATGCATTAAGATGTTCCAAAGTATATATATCGGATGAAGATAGGTACGCAATGCAGATTCTCTCAGAACTTTTGGAAGTGGCAATTCAAAGAGGAGTTTTGATAGAAAGTGATTTTATGCTGAGTGAAAAAGAAATTATTGATAAACTCGAAAATGATAAAAGTTTGAATATCAGTTGGAGGAACTTTAGAAATCTATATGATATGGTTTATGATGAAACGGCTCCTATAGAGTGTAGGCGAACCATTAAGACCAAGAAAAGATATATCGATCCATTGGTCTTTGGAAATGGTCGGATATCAGAGATGGATTATGCTTTTAAAGAAATGCTAGAAGATTTCCTAAAAACAAGTCAGAATGATTGGATTTGTGGTGTTTCACGATTAATCTAATTTTTCGTTTGTACTGTTAAAGGAGATATCCCCCTACTATTTAAACTTAAACACAAATTTATACTCAAGATCACGTGCCCCCAAACATTTAATCAAAACGCCTGTAATGCGGATTTTTTGCAGGTGTAGGGTGTGGTTAATAAAAGAAACCTAGAGTTTTCAGTACATAGAGCCAATTGATGGTGACTTAAAAAGCTATCAAAAAGGCTCTTTTTTAATGCAAAAACATATAATTTCTAATGAAAAAATGTAAGACAAGGAGGTAAAAAGAATGGCAAGACCTACGAAAAGTGTTGCGACAAGAACTGGTCATATGAGTAAAAAAGATATCGATACAAGGCTAGAATATGAAGCAAAGCTCAGAGGAGATGCTGATAAAATCAGACCACCTTCTTTTTTGACATTGCCTCAGAAAAAGATATTTAAAGGTTTGGTTGATCATCTAATGCCAGCAGGTTTGCTTGGCAATATTGATGTTCATATTGTAGCCCAAGCAGCTGTTACAATTAATCGTGTACAGGAATGTGAGAAAATTATTAATGAAACAGGACTTGTAGATGATGAAGGAAATATTAATCCTCAAGTTAAAATAAAAAGTGGGTATATGAGCGAGTTTTTTAGGATTTGCAATGAATTATGCTTAAGTCCACAAGCTAGGGCGAAGTTGGCAAATATTAATGCTAATGCAGAAGCAGAAAAGGTTGATCCATTGCTATCTATTATCAGAGGTAATGATTAATGAATCACGAAAGGTTTAAAGAATCAAAAGCCTACCAGTATGCAATAGATGTATTGGATGGTAGATTCCCAACAAATAAATATATAAAAGCAATATGCAGGAAGTTCCTTTATGAAATAGGCCATCAGGAGGAGCTTCTTTATTATTTCGATTATGAAACAGCAGATAAAATTATTAATATTATGAAGTTAATTAATTTCGCTACTGGTGCTGTAGCAGGCCAATCTTTATACGAGGCTTGTGTAGGTTATCAGTATTTTTTTATACTCAATATTTTCTGTTGGAAGCGAAAAGATAAGCCTGAAAAAAGAAGATATGAAGTATGCTTATTATGGTTGGCGCGTAAGAATAGCAAATCGTGTGGAAGCGGAATTGTGATGATTATTCTAATGCTACTAGAACCAAAGTATTCAGAATTCTATTTGTGTGCCAATACAAGAGATCAAGCAAAGATTGTATATGAAGAATTATATTAATCGTTATAGTAGTTTATTAAGGATAAAAAGAGGTAAAGAAAATGGCAAATAAAAAAGTAAATAATATTGATAAACAAACGATGCAAATAAAAGTTGAGATGGATCAACTGGTAGAGAAGATTAAAGAGCTAGATGTAGCTATAGTGGAGTTAAGTGAGTTATATAAAATGCGTTCAGAACTTCTAAGAGAACAATATGAGGGTAAGCACTACAACGATAACATCGCTAAAATCAGTTAAATAACGCTCCCTATTTAAACCCTCAATCATAATGGTTGGGGGTGATTTTTATGGATTAAAATTATAATATTGGAAATATTAAATATATTTGTTATAATATTTAGAATAGTAGGATTGAAGAGCGTGAGGAGGGTTAATTATGAACAATGTATTAGATAAGGTTAAAAATAAATGTAGCAACTTTGAATAGTTTATTCTAAAACTTACAATTATCGTATTTGCAGTATATAACGTATGTTACTTATTAGGAAAACTTATAGCTAATATTCAATAAGCTGAATAAACTATAAGATAGACATGATGTTTATATCAAGGATTACATATGAAAAAGGTTTGTAGTAAATGTGGCAAAACAATTGAATATAGTAGCAATTGTACTTGTGGGACAAGCACTTTATACAAGAGAAATATTTCACTTGAGAAACGTAAATTTTACTCATCATATGCATGGCAGAAGTTAAGGAATAGAAAAGTTAAAGAACATCCTTGTTGTGAGAGATGTTGGAGTAAGTAGAAGATTATCACTACTGAGAATTTACAAGGTCATCATATAAAGTCGTTTAAAGATTATCCAGAGCTGAGATTAGATGAGGATAATGTGGCTGTGCTTTGTAGAGTGTGTAATTTGCAGATTGGAGATAGTAGTGAGAGGGATTGGTAGGTTTGAACTTATGGAGGAGAAATGTATGTTTGATTTCAAAATAAACAATTGTATTAAGCCTAAAGATATTAGTGATTTAAGACAATCTGTTGGATGGAATAGAATGGATAATGAACTATGTAATCCTTTGTTGAAGGATGATTTTAGAATTAGCTGTTATGAAGAAAATCAACTTATAGGTTTTCTATCTGTAGTTAGCAATGGGGTGACGGATGCATATATTCAAGATGTTATAGTGCACCCTAATTATCAAAACCAAGGAATAGGGACGAAGTTGATGAATATGGCAATCAATAAAATAAAAGAGAAAGGTATCTATATGATATCTGTTATCTATGGTGAAGAAAGCCTTAGGAGTTATTATGAAAAGTTTGGATTCTTTACAATGCTTTCTGGACAAATGGAAATATATCACCATAAGTAAGCAATTTCTGTTTAGTTGATATTTGGACACCTTGGATAATGTGGCTGTATTTTGTAGAGTGTGTAATTTGCAGGTGGGAGATAGTAGTGTAGTTGACTGGAAATAGAACAACGAAGAAGGGGAAGTACTAATGGACAGACATTATACTGTATCAGTTTATATAGTACATAAGAATAAGGTATTACTTCATAAACATAAAAAGGCAGAAATATTATTACCAGTTGGAGGACATATAGAAGAAAATGAACTGCCAGAAGAAGCGGCTGTAAGGGAAGCTTTTGAGGAAGCAGGGATTAGCGTAAAATTACATGACCTGAATACTTTAAGAGATAAATATGTAGATACTGAAAGAGAAAAGATGCTAATTAATCCAATGCATATGGTATTAGGTGAGATTGAGCAAGGACATGAGCATATTGACTTTGTCTTTTATGCAGAAAGTGAGTCTAATAAGTTGTTTCCAGGGAAAGAAGAATCTAATATATTAAAATGGTATTCTGAAAGTGAGCTTGATGATATTAAGAATGAATTATTAGATGATATTTATTTGATGGCTAAAGAGGCAATTAAATATATAAAAAGAAAGTATTAGCAAATGCAAAACAAGCTGTGATAGTCCTTTATAGAGTGGCAGTACTTTGTAGAGTGTGTAACTTGCAGATTGGAGATAGTAGTAGGGTGGATTGGTAGAATATAACTTGATGAGGTAAAAAGATGAAAGTTAAAGCAATAAGAAAGTTGTTGCTGATAATTGGTGTAGTACTAGTTATTATTTATTTTGTTGTAATGAGCTATGAAATTAGCAATTTTAGTCCATATAATACGAGAATGCCACTCTTTTTAGACAGAGTATTGGAGTTTTTATTACCAGCAGTCGTTTGCTTCTTAATCCGTAATAAGCTTAAACAAAATGAGTGATAATAATTGCAAAATATAGAAGTTAAAGCAAATCTATTAGCTGAAACTTACCTAGTTAAGTAATGTAGCTGTGCTTTGTAGAGTGTGTAACTTGCAGATGGGTGATAGTAGTGTGGTGGATTGGTAAAATAGAAGATGTGTACTGAAAATTAAAAGGGGGTGGGATTTTGAATAGTAGCAGGAATTGTTTATGGAGAGTTCCCTTATATTGTATTATTGCAGGGATAGTGTCTTTTTACTTAATTCTTTATATATTTGGACGTTTTATGATAGCTACAGGAGCTGATGGTACAATCACAACTGATAATACAAGAACATTGATAGTGTATGGAGGAATTTTTGTTGCTACTGTTTTAATAGGAGGAATAGGCTTATTTCGTAAAATGACAAAAAAAGAAATATTTTTTTCAGCTACAGTTATTGTTGTATTTCAGGTGATAATAAGCTTAATACAATGGCTAATGGGTGGAGCTACCGGAGTGTTTGGTATTATCTCTCTATATATATCAAGAATATATGAATGGAGTGGGGGGAGCTCTCAACTTATATTTATGATAACAGGAAATTTTTGGTTAGGAAGTTTTATTCAAGATTTAATGCCTTATGTATTTATTATATTTGGACAAAAAAGCTTAAATAATGATGATACCAACTAACTTGCAGATTGGAGATAATAGTATGGTGGATGGGTAATTTGAAATTATTGTTAATAAGGAGAATGGTATATGGAATCAGGTCAAATTATAGGTTTTAATAATAATGCACTTATAGGATTACAAATAGGTTCAACAGTTATATCAGTTGGTTTAACAATACTAATGATTTATTTATGCATATTAGGAATTAAAGCACTAAAGATATACATAAAGAAGAATAATCAATAAATATATTGTAGTTGTCAATATAATATATTAGATATACAAATTGGAGGAATAAAATAATTGAGGAAAAAGCTAGTATTTGGTAGTGGAATAGCAATTCTCATTGCTATATTATTAGTATTTAAATATATTAATAGAACTCCTACTGTTTCAGAGACAGGAATAATTATTGTAGAAAATTATAATACAGATGAAGAGCTTATTTTAAAATCTAATGAAGTTCCTAATGAAGTAAATCAAATTATTTCTATAATTACATTTAATGACGATAATTACAAAAGCATTAGTTCAGAAGGGATGTCTTTACATTATGTATTACGATTACACTATTCCAATGGAGAAAAAATTTGTAACTATTACGTTTATGATACAAATCAAGGGGCAGAACTAATAGAATATCTAGATTCACTATTTTGATTTTAGAAAGCCCACTAATAAACAAACTATAATACAAACTTATACTCAAGACCACGTGACTCCAACAAGAGACAGAAAATACCTAAAATGAAAAAATACATATAAAGGAAATAAATACATTAGTGATGGGTAAATAGTATACCCTAACAAAACAAAATTACTTGATGAAAGGAATATAAGATGAACAAAGTAAAATTGAGAGCATTTAAGGATCAAGACTTGAGTTTATTTAAACAATGGTTAAATAAAGAGCATGTTGCCCAATGGTATACAGAGCCAGATGATTGGATTTATGAAATTGAAAAACGAAATGATGAATTTAATTGGTTGCATCATTTTATTGTAGAAGTTGAAGGTGTAGCAATTGGATTTTGTCAATATTATGATTATGCGTTAAGTGGTGAGACTTGGCACAATAGAGCAGATGTGAAAGAGGCATATAGTATTGACTACATGATAGGTGAAGAAAAATATCTTGGAAAAGGTTTTGGTACAGGAATAGTTTTTGCTTTAGCAGAAGAAGTAAAGGCTAATACAGATGCAAAGAAGATTATTGTACAGCCTGATAGTAAGAATCAAATTTCAAGAAACACTTTATTAGCAGCGAATTTTCAGTATGATGAAGAAAATGATGTATATTATAAAGAATTGTTAAGTAATAATATGTGAGTATGAAAAATTAATTTAACATGCTATTAGAGAATGAAAGGTGGCATCATGGCACGACCAACAAAGAGCATAACAACAAGAACAGGACATATGAGTAAAAATAAAATAGATGCACGAATCGAATATGAAGCAAAGCTCAGGGGTTAGTCTGATAAAATCAGGCCGACTTCTTTTTTATCTAAAGAGCAGGAGCGCTTGTTTAAAGGTATAGTGGATTATCTTACACCATCAGGAATATTTGGTAATATAGATGTTCACATTATAACCCATGCAGCAATTACAATTGACCGCATCAATGAATGTGAAAGGCAACTAAATGAGAATGGCCTTTTAGATGAGGATGGTAAGCCAAGTGCTTATGTGAATATGAAATCTAATTATATGAAGGAGTTTTTTTGAATCTGCAATGAGCTAAACCTAACTCCTCAGTCGAGAGCTAAACTTGCCAATATGTAAGAAGTTCCTTTATGAAATAGATCATTAAGAGGAGCTTCTTTATTATTTTGACTATAAAACAGCAGATAAGATTATTAATATCATGAAGTTAATTAATTTTGCTACTGGTGCTGTAGCAGGCCAATCTTTATATGAGGCTTGTGTAGGTTATCAGTATTTTTTTATACTCTATATCTTCTGTTAGCAACAGAAAGATAAGCCTGAAAAACGAACATATGAAATTTGTTTGCTATGGATATCGCGTAAGAATAGTAAGTCGGTAAACGCGAGTTTGCTGATGATCATTCTTATGATTTTAGAACTAAAGTATTCGGAGTTCTATCTTTATGTTAATACAAGAGATCAGGCGAAGATTGTATATGGAGAAACAAGAAAGCTTCTTGAAAGTAGTCCGATTATCAGAGATAAATTTGATATTAAAAGAGATGTAATTACCTGTAAATTGAATCAAAATACACTTAAGGTACTTTCTAGTGATGCAGATACATTGGATTGTAGACGTGTTTCGTCTGCCTGCATAGATGAGGTAGGTGCTGCAAAAATGGTTATCGAGCATATTGCTAATTTAGATGGTACAGGAACGTCTATTTATATTGGAGATTTAAAACGTGCCCTTATTGTAGGTGAAGCTATGGTACTTGGAACAGTAGGAAGTGTAGCTAAGGTATCTAGGAGCAAAGCAGCTTAATGAAATTATCAGAGATTGATATCCCTTTTGTAAAAGAATACCTCAGACAAGATGGTGATGAAGATGATAAACTAATTGGAGCTATTTTAGGAGGTGCAAAAGACTATATTGTGAAATACACAGGGTAGGATTTGGAACAACTAGAAGAGAGTAAAGATTTGACTATTGCAGTGCCAGTGCTTTGTGCCGAGTTTTATGATAATAGGACAATAAGTGTTAATGAGCGAATTAATTTAAGGATTAATTTTAGCAGATATTTATCAAAGAAATGTACATTTGAAGAGCAGAGAGCTAATAGAATAAAGGAACTTTTTAATGATATTGGCATTGAATTGACAGATGTTGAGGCACTAAATAAATTTGAATATTATTTGTTTAATTATGAAGCGAGTTGGAGTGCCTATGATGATGTAAGATCTACTTTAGAGCAGTTAAATAGCTGTAAGCTTGGTATTATAAGTAATGGAGACTATCAGCAACAGGTACTAAAATTGAGAAAAATAGGAGTTGAAAAATATTTTTGCGATATTGTGACAGCAGAAGAATATGGAGTTTCAAAACCAAACATTGAGCTGTTTCAAATTGCATGTAAAAATAATAATGTACGCCCTGAAGAATGTTATTATGTTGGTGATGAGGTAAGAACGGATATCTTGCCATGTAAATAGATTTGTATGCATGGAATATGGATTAATAGAAAAATGGAAGAAATTATGGTTAAAGAAATTGATAGCATTTATTCTTTAAATGAGTTACCTATAAAAATAGAATTAGGAGATGAGTAACAAATACATTTCGATAGTGGAAAACTAAACAAACTGAAGCTCAAAGATTAAGTAGTGAGACAACCTATAAGATATTAACTCGTTATCATAAAAGAATTACTTAAGAAATGCTGATTAATTATAACAATAAAAAGCTATACATTTATCAAGTATTGGATATTAAAGAACGCCACGCTTATATGGAAATAACAGCGGCATGGAAAGGTGAGATGTGGGATCGCAACTAATGGGTTAGATATTAATGGTCTTGATACTATATAAAAGAAATTTAACTATGTTGCTATACACTATGCTTATGAGTCTGAAGTTTTACTTAAGAAGATAGGGAACAAGTTTAGAAATTCAGTTAAACGCATTACACCTGATAGTGGTTATGAAAGCAAAAGGAAACTTATGAAATCTTATCGAGTGAGCAAGGTTCAAGGATCAGGAAAAGAACTTTATGTAGATTTTAGATCTACCTCTCCACACTTTTACTTAGTAGAACGTGGTCATAAGATAGTTGATAAAAGGGGAAGAGATACTGGAAAGCGAGTTCACGGAAAACATATGGTTGAACAAACAGTTTTTGAGTATCAAAAGAACTTTCCAAAAGAAGTAGAAAAGATGGTTGATAACCTAATAAAAGGACTAAAATAGAAAAAATTAAGCGATGATATGAAAGCAGGTAGACAAACAGCTTGCACTATTATTCCAAAGCTAGATGATCCTGATTCAAGTGGAGCAGAGCGAGTAGTGATCAGGGATGCAGTTTTTGATGAACTTACTTTAGCCAATTGGGCAGCTAAGATATTTGGAGAAGAACAAGTAAGCTTCACATATAGTGATTGGGATTTATTAGATACAATTTAAGGAGAACAAAATGAGTTTAATTGATAAGTTATTACAGATGGATAAAGGGAAATTAATGAATATGCATACAGAATAGTTAGAGATGACAAAGCTTTCAGAATTGACAGGAGAGCCATTCAAGGTTAAATGTAAGGCAATTGATGGTGAGAGATATGCGGACATTCAGCGTTCAGCTATTGGCCTCAACAAGAACGGTGGATTGCGAAACATTAACCTTTACGAGATGCAGGTACTCACCGTTATTGATGGTGTGGTTGAACCTAGTTTAAAATATGAAAGATTGCTTGCTTACTTTGGATGTGTAATACCTAAAGAGTTAGTTAAAAAATTATTCCTAGCAGGTGAAATTGCAGAGCTTTCTAATGTGATTACTGAGCTATCGGGCTATGATAAGTCAGGGGATGAGGAAGAAGTAAAAAAGCAATAGATACGGACTATGAAATGCAAGTTATGTATTTACTCTTTTAAATACAACAATGGAATTTGATAGTGCCATGTCTATGATTCAAGCCTTATCAGGATTAACAGGGAAAGAGCTACTTAAACTAAAGCGTAAGGCACATGAACTAGGCGCATTTACAGCATGGAGTGCCTCACAAGTAAGTGAAGCCATGTAA